CCAGTTCTCCTCGGGGGCGAGTCGTTCGGCTGTATTCAAGGCAGCTATTTTAGTCATCCCCTTGGGTATAAAACCCAGAACATCCCTTTGCCATTTGTGGACACTGATTCTTGCAACCTCGTATCCTTTACACTCAGCCATGCCCAGCAGCTTCCCGAATGAGATAGCCATTGAGCGGACTGCTTGGGAACTTTTTGCATGGGCCAGTGGTTCTTCAATAGCCATGACAAACGGAGTGTTCAGGTCACTGAGCCACTGATGGATTTTACATATGTCTATTTCTCTTTTCTTGCTGCGTTGCTGGCAGGGCATAGATATCTTATCAATAATCTCCCCACTAAATTGCGCTATAGCGCATAGTCCTCCATCGAGCCCGTTGTCTACACCTACTATCATTCGGGGTGCTCTAGCTCTTTTACTTCTGCTACCCAGCCCGCTTTGTCTACGTCAGCTTTGATTCGGCCAACATAACGGCCAAGTACCGCTAAAGTGTTTTCGTCATCGGTAAGGCCTTCTTCGATTAGCTTCGCTCGCGCTTGTAACCATTTAGCTAATACCTTGCATTCACTAGCGCACACCGTTTTTCTTGCTTCTTTGATCGTGGCTTCCATTACTCTTTATTTTTGTTTTCTGCTTCTTCCCGCAACAGAGCTTTGCACAGAATAGCGTAATTTACAATGTCATCACACGCATCCTCTACAGATTCGTTCATCACGCGAAGTTCTCCATCGGCCACGAATGACCGTATCCTCATTATCTTGTCCTGAACACGGAGCAGGAGTCCGGTTACAGGGTGCAGGTTGAGGGCTAAAGAGGCTTTGAAGTTAGCCAGCGCATCTGTGGCTTTGGATCCTCCAGTGTAGTCAGAGTTCTTGCGGCGCATAATGTCCTGCGCTGCGGTGCAGGTTTCTTCATGTATCGCAAGTAAGTCTTTGGTATTCATTTTTTAGGCATTGCTTTAAATGTAATAAAAAGGCCGTTCCCTTCACTAGGGACTTCATAAGTCACGCCTTTTTCCAGAAGTCTTAGGTAGCAGATTTCTTTCCACGTAGAAGGTATTACACGGCAATATATGCCCTTAGCAAGGGTAACGCGGTAAACAAACTTGTTTTCAAACAAGTTCTCTCTGCGGAGAACAGAAGGGTTCTCCACTACATAGCGGTTCTGAAACATCAGACATCAGGTTTTTAAGAACGCAGGTGACGTATCACCACTAGCGTTTTGAGCGATATAGTCAATCACATTAGACGCTGACTTTTTAGTGATGCGCCACTTTTTAGATAAAATGTGCGCGGATAGTTCATGGCTATAGCAAGCTATAGGCGGGCCGTTGGGGTGGCTTATTACGCCCATGTATGCCTCTACTATCTCGTCAAGGATACCTATGTTGTATTGGCCTTCTAAATCTTCGGGGCCGTTGAACTCTAAAGAAAACCTATCACTCCAGCTCATCTTTCTTAGTTTCTTCTACGTCTATAATGGGTTTATCGGATACCCGTTTGCTCCCATTCTTGTCTGTAGAATTATTTAAAATTGAAATATCTATTTGCATTCGCCCGCCCCCTCCACCTGTTTTGGCGTTTAGGCCAAGGTTCCTTCTAATAAGCTGATCCAGCTCTGACATCTCTCGGATAGTCCTCGGCCCCCGCACCATGCTCATACTGTCCCTAAGTAACTTGATCCCAGCAGCGGCAACGTAATGTTGATACTTGTCAGAAGGTGAGTTTTGGGACTCCGCTATTTCTGCGAGCACTTGATCTTCTTTTTCTGAAGCAGCTAGGCGGGCTTCAGTAGCTGCTTGCTGAGTCATGTCTGAAAGATTTACTTCCAGTTTCTCTTTAAGCTCGTCTTTGTCGGGCGTGACGGTAGGTAACGTGAACCCCGCTTTTTTAGGGGGCAGCCCTAATTTTCGGAACCACCTCCTCACAGTACCCTGATGGACCCCAAGATGTCTGCCGATAGCGGCGTTGGTCATACCCTGTGCGTTCATCTCTAAAGCTCTTTGCACTATTTCGGTGTTGCCTTCGTTCTTGTCCCCCATCCTAAAATAAGTAGATTAGTGTCTAGTTCCATCATGCCGTCCGACCCAACCAAACGCAAGCGCGTTATAGAGCCGCGCATCGACCCGAAAACAAAAAAGATGGACGTAGGGGGTTTGTTAATACCTCCGACCAGTTTATTGACGGCATTGCTTTATGGGTTCGCGCACCACCCCCGTGCTCTAGCACGCGAGTACTATTTCTGGAGAATATGTGACGAGCTGTGGAATCACGACGACTTACCTGAACCCATGATGATTCGTCACCCTTGGGCAGAACAGATGATTCGTTCAGCGATACACAATAAATATTTGTCAGTGGGCGGGTCAGCTTCGTCGGGAAAATCTCACACTATGGCGGCGTGGGGTATAGTTAATTGGTTGTCTCAGCCCAGAGATACCCTGATCCTCATGACTTCAACCACGTTGCGTGAGGCACGAAAAAGGATTTGGGGTTCAGTGATATCGCTCTTGTCAGTGATTGACGGGGCACCAATCAAGATTCGGGATTCAATTGGAAACGCTGCGTATATAGATGAAAAAGATAATCTTATCGAGAGAGCGGGCCTGTCTTTGATTGCGGCTGAGAAAAGCAAGACCCGCGAAGCGGTAGGTAAGTTCATTGGTATTAAACAGAAACGAGTTATTTTGATTGGGGATGAGCTTTCGGAGCTTTCCGAAGCAATTCTTCAGGCGGGATTAACTAACCTGTCAAAAAACCCCCATTTCCAGATGATTGGAATGGCTAACCCGAACTCACGGTTCGACGCTTTTGGTGTGTGGTCGGAGCCTAAAGAGGGTTGGGAGTCGGTGGACATACAGACGGCAGACGAATGGGACACCAAGTGGGGCGGTAAGTATATAAGACTAGACGGAGAGCGGAGCCCAAACGTTTTATTGGGGGAAACAAAGTATCCTTGGCTCCCGACTGCGGAAAAACTAGAAGAAGACAGGATTCTGTTGGGGCCGGAATCGCGGGGGTATATGAGGATGATCAGGGCGGTCTTTTTTGACTCTGACGAAACGACAGGGATTTATTCAGAATCTGAGCTAACTAAATGTGGCTCAATGGGTAAGGTCGAATGGGAGGGCAAACCTACAGTAGTCGCGGGTGTTGACCCTGCATTCACAAATGGCGGTGACCGGACGATCTTATCTATCGCTGAGGTAGGCTACGCTAGAAATGGGCAATATGTTTGTCAGTTTACCGATTCAATCCACCTCAATGACGATGCTACTAACAAGGCAGTCCCGCGAACTTACCAGATTGTGCAGCAGATAGTGGATCACTGTAAAAGAAAGGGGGTCAGCCCAGAGAATGTAGCGGTTGACTCCACTGGAGCGGGGGCTCCTTTCTGTGATGTCTTGGCAGGAGAATGGTCACCTAATTTTATGCGTGTTACTTTTGGGGGTAGGGCTTCTGATAAACGGGTATCTATGAATAGCCAGCTCACTGGTGAAGAACTCTACACGAACCGTGTATCTGAGTTATGGTTTGTGGGTAAGGAACTTATGAGAACTAAACAGATCTACGGCATTGGCTCTGACCTCGCCCAAGAGATGTGTGCTAGGAACTACGACATGATTAAAACTGGATCCTTGAAAGTGAAAATTGAATCCAAGCCAGACTTCAAGGCACGGTTTGGTAGGAGCCCCGACTTGGCCGACGCCGCATTCCTTGCTCTCGACTGTGCTCGCCAGCGTCTAGGTCTCGTGGCAGTCGATCCACCGAAAGAGGATCAGGGTACGGGGTTCAGGAAACGGGTTACAATCCAGTCGTTGGGGGCAGCTTTGGAGAACTCCGAAACAGGTCTGATCTCATGACCGAACTCAAAAAGTTTTCCTCAAATACCCTTGGTACCAATGATCTTATCATCAGTACCATGTGTTTTAGGAGAGGAGTTTTTGAGTTCAGGTCTGCGTTTTCGCTACAATTGACATTTTTAAGGTAAAAAGGTAATTTATAGCTTGTGGCTGCCAAAAGATTTAAGCGCCTACCTTCAGGTAGAATACAGTATATGGGGGAGACCTATGCTGGCTTCAATAAGCCTAAGCGAGCCCCGAAAGGCTCGAAGAAAAAATTCGTAGTGCTGGGGAAGCAAGGGGACAAAATTAAGAAAGTCTCATACGGGCACCGCGATTACAGCGATTTTAGAAAACATAAAGATCCTAAACGTCGAGCTAATTTTAGAGCGAGGCACAACTGCGCTACTGCAAAAGATAAAACCACTGCCCGTTACTGGGCTTGCAAACACCTTTGGTAATCATGGCTAACGGAGACAAAGACGATAAAAAGAAGAAGAAGAAGCAACCGGCTGGCGGCAAAAACGTGAGGGTGCTTCGGCCCCAAGGGTCAGGTGCTATAAAACCGTTGGAGGAGGTAGTCACAGACACCGGTAAAGCTATAGGTGCAGCGGGAAAAGCAACGGGTGAATTTTTTGGCGACGTAGGCAAAGCAGTCGTTGAGTCAACTCAACCTTCTATACCTGTTAAAGCACCTGAAGTTGATTTTAAATATGAAGATAAAAAAGAAGGTGAGAAAATAGAGGGGGTAGATGCTCCCGGCTTTACAGCAAGCGGCAGACGAAGAACTGAAGAATCTGACAAAGAAGACTTCACTCCTAAAGCCAAGTTTTTTGGGAGCATGGGGAAGTCTGAAACAGGAAGCTTTTCGCCGGATAAAAAAGAGGCGGCAAGACTCGCAGCTTTCGGCCCACCACAGGAAAGGGAACAAAGCTTTTCACCAGATCGGCAAGAAGAGGCAAGACTAAAAGCTTTCGGAACCACCGAAGCTGATATTACTGCATTTGACAGTGACGGTAATGGGAGACTAAACGCCTCTGAAAGATCAGATATGAAGGCTTTTAACAGGGAGAACTTGCTTACAAGCTTTAGGGAAAGACAAGAAAGGGCCGAAGCCCAGCTTGCAGAGATCAATGCGCGGACGCCTACTATCGACAGTGATGCTACCCGTGCAGCAATGCAGGCGGCTGCTCCAGCTAAGACGAAAGAAGATGGTGGGCCTAAATTTGGTGCGCTGGGTTCGATAGCACAGTATTTTACTGAGTTAGGGAGAAAGGGGAAAAGTGCCCCGCTCTCAAAAAACTTAGTAACCTCTGGGTTAAGGAGAAAAGACTTTGCTTCTGACGAAGGGTTCCTCGCAGCAGTCAAAAATAAAAATAGTTCTAGCCAACGCTTAGGAGCAGGAAGCTCTTTGAGGAAGACGCCCCGCGAGTTAGGTTCTTTCTCAGGGGCTATGAATAGAGCAGGCCGCAGGTTGTTGAGAAAAGGAGCCTCTGGCGAGGCCCAAAAAATGTTCGGCGCAGCCGAAAGACAAAGGCTAACTGAAGGGAGCAATATCTCCACTCCTGAACGCCGCGCTCGCGAAGAAGCAGAACGCAGACAAGGAGCACAGCTTATGGCTGATATGCAAAAGATGATGGAGGACTACAAAAAAATGAGATCCAACATTGGGATAGCAGGTTCTCCAGATTCTAATATCCAACAATCTTCAAGAAACACCTATGGCTCTAGACTTTAATAGCGACGACGTAATCCAGACCAGCAAGGTCGCTTCCGGCATGGGGGACTTCTTCCCTGAAGGAGGGATGCGTGCTTCTGATTACAGGAGCATGCAGGCTAATTATGCACAGAACATTGCTCCTTTACAGGACCGCATGATGACTATGCAGAATAACATGATGCGCTTGCAAGCTCAGGACATGGCTTTTAAGACTTCTGCACTCGCTTTTAAAGATGCGAAAGAAAAACAAGAACTACAACGGCAGTATAACGACCCTGCTTTTTTAGATCGTATCGACGCCATTTTAGATAGTGATGCGCCACCTCTTGAACAACGCAACCAGATCCAAGATCTGGGGAGAAAAAATCCTCAGGCGCTGCTTAATGTACCGTTGATTGCCCAAGCGTATAATACAGCCCTTAACCAGACAAAGACCCGTGCTGATATAGAAGCTAAAGAGGGTAAACTAGAAGAAGGTGTTTCTACACTCGCTAATAGACTTTTACAGTTGCCTAGCCCAGAGGCTAATGTTGCCGGTGGAAAACTTCTGCGTGGAGAGATGACCTTCGATGAAGGTATAGATGTCCTCAGCGGAGAGAAGAAAAACATCGACCAGTTAAAGAAGGCAGAAGAATTCCAAGATGCAAAAAAGAAGCAACTCCAAAGTGACACTGCCTTTGCACAAGGTCTTAGTGTAACTGAATCCTCTTTTGAGGATGTCTTACCTACATTGAGCGACGACGTTCAAAATCAATGGGACCGGATTAGTGCTACAGGAGATGCAGGTGCCAAAGCTGCGTTTATGGCTCAGAACAAAATACCGGCGCGGTTTAAATCGCTGGATCGTCAAAGGCTAGTAGAGAATCTGGCGCGTAGTACATCAATGACCGAAAAAGAAATCGAAGAAAAATACCCAGAATCAGACCCTAACTCTGACATGGAGATGTTTAAAGAGTACCGCAAATCCTTACGGTTTAGAAGAAACGACCTTTACGGAGGGGATGTGGATGACGAACGCCTTGATCTGACCGACACTAGAGCTGAACGAGATATCCGAAGGGCAATGTTGCCCTCCCCTGAATAATTCCCATTAACATATAACCTGACTTAGCTGTGCCTGAGCTTGTAAACTTCAAAGACTGGTCAGCGACCAGCGAACTGACAGACCCCGTAGACCTTAGAATCGCCCACACGGATCATCTACGGGAATCGTATTTTAAAGAAGGGTCTTATAACGAAGAGATAGAACGACTCCTAAACGGGACTTTAGTAGACTCTTTACGGACGCCTGTTGAACAAGGAGGAGCCGGTCTTGAAAATGAGCAGATCTCTGAGGCACTTAATCGGCCAGAACCAGAACCAACGTTTGAGGAAAAAGAACGACTGGTCAATAGTTCAGGAGTTGTAGATTTCAGCTCTGAAGATGGTGCGGCCATCAGGTCGTATAACGCTTTCTTAAAAGTAAAAGGAAGCGGGGAAGCTACTAACGAGTTTCTTGCCCAAGAAGAAGAGTTACTGGCTAATGTCACTGACGTTGTAAATAGAAATTACAACAGCGCGGTAGACAAACTAAGAGCAGACGGGGCATCCCCATTTGTCCGCATAGCAAACCCTGAGGGTGGTTACTTTTTAAAAAGCGGGCCAGCGGCAGAGGGCCTGACTACTTACGAAGCCTATCAACAGAGCGTGGACGCTGGGTTCCTCACTCCCCGCGATATACGAGGAGTGCAGCAGGCGATGACTCTTTATGGGGATAGTGGTGTAGCACTTCACAAGCGGGCTCATTATGAGGATGCCTTACTCGCTTTAAACACAGCCCTAAAAAGCGACCAAGATATAACTTCTTTTACAAACTCTATAAAACGTTATGTCGATAGGTTCAAAGACTCTGGAGACAGAGTTAATGCAGAGTTAAATGAAGAGCTTCGTGCTGATGTAGTAGAAGAACTTGAGTACCTACTGCCAGATTCGTCCTCTATACCGTTGAAGGACCGCCTTGCCGCCGTTGAGTACATGGCTGGCGAGATGGCCATGTCAGGAGGCACTATTAGTTTCGACGATGAGAACCTAGCAAACAATGTCCGCACCTACGGTTATGGGGATAAAGTTATTCATGGTGACCTTCTCGCTAAGAAATCTCAGTTTGAAGAATCTATTGCAGGGTTTTCTGAACCAGAGAAAGAGAAACTAAGACTGCGACGGAGAACAAGGCTCAACGGAGCAATGTTTAACGACTTCAATGAAGTCATAAATAGGACATACTTAGGCACTAAGTGGAATGAGGCAGTAGCTCAAGGATTACTTGATGGCAAAGAAGAGGCCGAAATCTTCGACGAGTTTTTCGAGAACAACGAATACAGTGAGTTTAGGAATGAGACTTTGGGGTCTGTCCTAAGATCTATCCCAGATGCTTTTACTGACACGGTCGCTGCGCTAGGTGTTGCTGCGACAAGCGCGGGAGGAAAAGAGCCAAATAAACTGGCTCAAGATACTCTCCTGAAGAATCAAAGAGAACGCGCAGCTAGAGCACGGTTGGCAAACATGATGGGCGACAACGTGGGATGGGTCACAACCCTTTCGTCTATGATTGCGCCTGTAACTGTTGATCTTGGGGCTACGGCATTCTTAACCGCGACTACCGGTGTGGGCGGGGCTGGGTATCTTGCCCTTAAAAGTGGGGCAAAACTTACTGCTAAAGGCATAGCTACAGGTATTATTGCGGGCTCCCTTAAAAGACAAACAGTTAAAGGGGCATTAGAAACCACAGAGCAAGCCGCCGACAGACTGCTGGCCAAAGATTTAATCACTTCGTTCGGCAAGAAAAAGAAAACCTTCGCCAATAAAGAGACAAGAGAAGCTTTTGAAAAGGCCACTGCTGTAGACGTTATTAAAAAGTACAACGAAGTAGTAGCGAAACGTTTGGTTTTGGAGCCCGCTATGCTTGTACCTGCGGCTACCCGCAGTGGAGGCATGACTTACGCTTCTGTGTACAGTGCTTTGCCTGACGATATGCCGTCTGAAGAAAGACATCAGAAGGCTTTGGGAGCGGGGCTCATGGCCTCTGCGGTTACAGCAAGTCTTGTATTTGGGTTCCGCAGGATTGGAATGGGCGGTGTAGAAGATTTTATCGTCGGTCGCGCTAGTGTTACCCAAGTAAGGGAACAGCTTAAACGCACTGTCGCCAACACGGTTACTCACAGATCTAGCATCCAGAAACTAGGGCAATTACCTGATGATGTCTACGACGCGGCTTTAGCAAAAATAGCTGCGGATGGGATTAAAAGCTCGTGGAAAAATTTTGTCTTTACAAATGCGATGCTTCGCCACGGGAAAAATTTTGCTGATGAGGCTTTAGAAGAAGGACTGGATGAGTTCATCAATAGCTTCATTCAGACGGGGTTCACTGGAGAAGACATGCCCTTCTCAGATCGAGTCACTGGCGCTTTTATTGCGGCGGCCTACGGAGGAGCCTTTGGATTGGGCATGCCCGTCTTTAGGGACACACTGGGCCGCACCGTACGGGGGTCGGCTGTTACTAGTGAGAGGGCGGCTAAAAGAGAGGTAGCCACACGAATAGCGGAGGAGATAAATACACAACGCGCCAAAGAAGCCGGTCAGAAATTGAGAGATCTGGACAGTCCTATGACAGCAGATGCTGTTCAGGACATCATGGACGAAAGGGAAAGGGCAAACATCGACCCAGAAAGAGCCACCGACCCCTTTTACCGAAGTGGCCCACGAGAACCCGCGCAAACCCAAGAGCAAACCCAAGAGCAAACCCAAGAGCAAACCGAACCATCTGAGATCACCCCTGTTGAGGAAAGAGAGAAACCCCAAAATGTTGTTGAAGCCTATGCCCGTTTAGGCGTGGCTGTGGGCGCTACTTTTGCTCAGATACAAACTGCTTACCGTAATTTAGTACGTACAAATCACCCTGATGTGAATCCTGCTCCTGAAGCGGAGCAAGTAATGCAGGAGATCAACGAGGCTTGGGACATAATCAAGAAAGACGCAGCGGATCAAGTAGTAGACGCCGTATCTAAAGCGGCTCCCGAACAACATGAAGCCGCTGCTGAGGAAGAAATAATCAGAACCTCTGGTCGTGAAGGAGGTCAGATAGTACCTGTGACTCAGGTTAAAGTTCCGACCCCTATCGAAATAGAGGACTACTTCAGAGATCTTTCTGCGCAAGTGCTTACTAGACCAGACCCAGATCCTTCAGACCTAATTACAGTAGAAGCACTGGAAAGAGAAGAGGCAGAAGAAGCAGAAGCACGAGAGGAAGCAGACAAAGCACGAGAAGAAGCAGAAAAAGCGAGGAGGGGCAGTATGCCTTCTCTGAACACTAACCAACTAGCTGCTATTAAATCTTCTCTGCCAGCCGACTTGTACCAAAGGTTACTGGATAATAAAGTTAAGTACTCTAATAGACCCTTCGTCGCTTCATCTTCTACTACAGATGTTACAGAAGAAGAGTATGCTTTGATTATAGACGCTTTAGAGAAACGAAAAAATAAGCTCTTAAATAACCCCCCTAAGGGCGAGCTGACTTTAACGTCTCTTAACAAGAAACTAAAATCTTTTGGTGTCACTGTTAAGAAGTCTTCGACAGTAAACCCAACTACGGGAGAACCAGTCGGCCTAATATTTGGCGGTAAACCAACACAGATAGCGGACGTTAATGACCAACCGTTTAATTATTGGGTTACTGAAGCGCACGCAAATGTCGTCGGGGCACTTACTTATGCTCCCAGCCCTACAGTGGCAGAAGAACAGGCGTTGATAGACGAAGCAGGCAATGAGGCTGACGCCCAAGAAGAACTTAAAATATCAGACGAAGACCTCCAAGACTATGCTGAGAAGGCAACCGAAGCTGGGGTAGATGCTGAAGCCGCAGTAGAGGTGCTTAGAGCTGTAGCTGAAAACGAAGCTAGTGTAAGCGAAGAAACAGATGAGTCTTTAGAAGAAGACGAAGGACCAATCACTAAGACTGAATCCGTCGCCCGAAGGTTGGAACAAATGGCTGAACAACGCCGAAAGGACAGAAGCGAAAGAGGAACTACTTTTAATTTAGGTGTTGATCCGACAGATCTTGCAGACCTAGCTATTATTGGGGCAGCGTATATAGCCCGAAAAGTAGCTAACTTTGAAGCGTGGGTAAAAAAATTACTTAGTGACCCTAACGTCTCGTTCACAGAAAAAGAACTAAAGCCCCACCTACGCGACATCTTTGCAGAATCAAAACGAGTTTTTCGAGAAGAATTCAATGCATCTGAAGATACTGCGGAGAATGATCCCGACAGTATCGAAGGAGATATTGAAGAGAACGTCGAGTACCCTGATGTATATGCGAACAGAGTTTTGCGAGACAGGATCAGAGAGCTTGTACACCAGCATGTCAGGTCAGGCATTCCAGTTAAAATAACAAAAGAAAAACCTTATGGTTTCCCTGATGCGGCATTCAATGCAAATACACTGCTTGGGGAAGGTGGAACAAGGACCAGAAAGTGGACTAGGGATGCCCTTAACACGACAATCAATAACCGTATTAAAAAACTGTACCCCGTACTAACGGTTAATGAAGCTGTTAAAGCCGCTAAAACAGTTGGTTTAACAGAAGCTCAGTCTAATAAACTGATGGTTGGGGTGGGTAAGCCCTCTTTACTTAAAAACAAAGAAGCTAACCGTAAGTCAGGCGCATTGTATGAATTTGACACGGCATTCGGTGTTTTTAATAACAACCCTATAAGTGTTCGCGCTCTTCTAAAAAAGAAGATGATAGTAAGAGTGCCTGACTCTTACATAAAAAATGGGGAGTATATTGGCAACCCAGCCATTGCTGTTGTTGAAAAGTTCGACTCCCTTACCAACAGAAAAATTTTCTTCGCTGTAGACGTTGAAATACCTGTCGAAGGTGCTGAGTTTACTAAAAGGTCCGCTGTCTACGGGGACTCTCTTTTGACGGATCTGCCTGCTTACTTAGAAGGGCATTTAAAAATAAATGAAGTCACTGGTTACCCTTCGTTCTACCTGAACGCAGAACTAGGTAAGACTAACGAAGACGGCGACCCCGTAGGAGAGCAACTAATTGTTTTCAATTCCGAAAAAGATAAAGAGGCAAGAGGGGGGCCACTCGCTCCTTTGAACGCGTTATTTGCTAAAGAGTATTCAAGCATAGTACAAGGCAAGCCTACTAGCGAGTTCGGGTTTGCGGTACGTAGAATACTCAATGTTGGGGTTACAAGTGAAGAGAGCGCAACACTAAGGGCGTTAGCTTTAGCTGAAGTATACACTACTCTCCAAAAAAGGACTCAACTATTCACCTACCACCCGTCCTATAGGAAAAGGACAGTTACAGTAGAGGGCGACCAGAAAGTAGTTACCATCCATGAGATAGACCCCGAAGTAAGCACAGAAGAACTGTCTTCACAGATTGAACCAGAGAGTATGGTTTACTATAAACCTACAGCTAGGTTTAGAAAGCCCCTACCGGTAGGAGAAAAAGTTAATAGCCTTGAGAATAAAGCCGCGTTCTTATTGAAGTATGGGTTCCCAGATAATAAAGACCGCCCCAAGATTACAACCACCCCCAATTCTGTTACACTTGTTGAAAACTGGCCTGAAGTAACTATCCGCGCATTCTTTGGTAAAGAAGCAAGAGACTACTTAGCTTATACTAAAGAGGGTTCTGACCCTGCGGTTACGAACCTCTATGCGATTATACGTGATGCAGGTAGTAGAGCACGTAAAAGGCTCCAAGATCGACGGGGACTGCTATTCCCAGATATTTCTACAATATCTTATGACGCCTCTCAAACTATCACTGAGTTCGAGACAAGCCAACAAGAACTGGCATCAGAACAAGGTATAGATCAGCAAGATCTACCCATCGCTACTGAAGCTCAGATCCAAGAATTTGGGGTCGGCAACCTTACTGGCGACGAAGTGCAGGCTCTGTGGCGGACGGCCACAATCAACGCCTCCGACATGGAAAGCGCGGCCAAGGCTATTCGCGTAGGGGTAAGAAACTATCTAAGAGAAAGAGGCCCTGATACCGTAGCAAAACAAAAACTGTTTACTGATGCGCTGAGGCGCGTTGTCGATGCTGTTGAAGGTGATGCGGCCCCGCCTCACATCCTTGCACAGACTCAACCTGCCCCCATCTTTGAGCATTTGTTAAATGTAGCGCGGCGTAATCACGCCTCCGACCCCCTTGTCCTGCGCCTGAAAGAAGCTATTGCAAAAGAAGAAGTGCTAAATAATTGGGAAGCGATAAACCTGATAAGCAATTTCTCTCCCATGTTGCGGACCATTGATTCTGAGACAGGGATGCTGAAACGCCCAGAGATAACAGAGGAGGTCGCCAGAGGAGTGTTGTCTAAGTTAGGAGTTAATAACGCCCCGTCTATCTTTATTGGTAAGAAGCTCCAGTATTATCGGCGCAAGAATCAGTTCACGGTGAATAGGCTGGGCCTTGTGTCGGGGGACTCGTCTTCTGTAATAGACGCTTTAAATAAGATAAAGAAGTCTAGCCGTAACAGGCAGCACCGATTGGTAGCGGAGTTACTACTACGTGACCCAGACTTAATTAGCCGCGTCAGATTTTCTATATATGATGTACAGGATGGGAGCGCAGGTAACTACACCACGTTTGCAGATGGATCAAAGATGGTAAGCATCAACCTGTCCGGTTTCTACGGACAAGGGGTTGAGTCCGTACTGCTCCATGAATATCTACATGCCTTTACTATCGACCTTCTGTCCAAACCAGACTCTGAGCTTACCCCCAAACAACGTGGGGCTAAGAAAAGGTTAGAGGGTTTGTACAAGATTGCCTCAGAATCTAGGAATCCCGCCGCAGAAAACCTTGAGTTTGACCACGCCCTTTCGAGTCTTGAAGAGTTCATAGCTACTTTCTTCTCGTCTTCTACGTTTCAGAGCACACTGAAAAGTACGCAGCCTAAAAAAGAGCAGCGGAATCTTTTCCGGCGCATAGCCGATGCAATCCTAGATTTGTTTGGTATTCGGTCAGACGCTAAATTCCGTGACGCTTTCGACGACCTAGTAGATTTTGCCAACATCGGTAATGCCCAAGATCAAACCACGCTCTTTGGCGATTTAGAGACTAGAATAGATAGGGCTAGGGCGCGTTACCGCAACGTGGAGAAGCCTGACTTTATGAAGTCTAAATCCTCAGGTGCAAGGTTTAGTCCCTTCGGATCTGAGGGCGGGCTTGAAGCAGGAGAAATGAATGCTGAACAGGAGGCAGGAATCCAAGCACTTGTGGAAGAATCTTTGAGCAGCATCCCTCCTTCTGTCGCAGTGTCGATGGTTGAAACGGCAGATGAAGTTCCCAGTATTTTTTCAGGTAGGTCTGACGAAGCCTTCGCTTCTGTAGTAGTAGAGAAAGACGGGGAGAGAGTACCCGTCATTTATGTAGTTCGAGAGAATCTAGTGCGAGGCTTGTTTGCTAAGAGTGCAATAGTGGAGAACGAGTTGCACCTTAAAGGCATCATGGATTCTATTATTGCTGAGGAGCTGGGGCACATAGCAGAGTTCAAAGCAATCCCCCTCGCGGAACTGAACACTCTGATTGAAACGTTTAGTGCGACAGAATTCAACGAGTTTGTAGACGAGTATACCCGCAACCCTGATTTACGCGCCGCCCTTAAACAAGGTATTGCTGACAATGATTTAGAGACTATGCAGCAAGTCATGGGCGAGAAGTTACTCAGCATCTTAAAGAGGGTGACTCGCGGGTATACTACTCAAGAGGATGTTGCGTTTTACGAGTCCAGCCCAAGCACCCTTCGCATAATGCTCCGGTACATCGCAGGGGTATTCCGCAGGATGTCTGCTCGATATAACCTCAAGAAAGATAACCCAGAGTTGGCGGTTATGATAAACCGCATGGCTCATGAACTTAGGTTCTTGGCCAATGGAGGTGCCGCTCGCGCCAGACACATGCCCTTTGACCCGCGTAACCCTAATGCTGGGTTTGATGTTATAACCCGTCGTTTCGATAATTCACTTAACGACATCGGTGATGACACTACCCCAGAGCAAGTGATCGCTAGGTTCCAAGGAATGTTTGATACCTTGGAGCTGCCTCTAGGCGTGTTTTCTAGGGGCAAATACCAAGGCTATACAGGTATGAGCGCTCTGAAGTTTGGGGACACGGATCCTAGAATTACGGAGATAAAGAAAAAAGAGCGGGCATTTATAAACGCGTCTGAGAAACTTAGCAATGCCAAGCTTGCCGCTTTCCAAAAAGTACGGGAAAGATATCCTCAAATAGACGACGCGCTCATTTCGAGAGCAACGGGCAGTAGCGAAAATGTAACAGTAGACCCTGAGTTCAGGCAGGATCTTAGGGAGTCTTACTGGTCATGGAGGAAAGACTTAAAAGCAAGAACTGATGCGGGCGAAGCAGAAGCTGCTGGGTTCACTAGAGAAAACATCAAAGCTAAATACAGAGAGTTAGTGGTCGCCCCGATGCGTAAAGAACGCGAGAGGCTACAAGAAGAAGTCCGCAAGGATATTGATGCCGCGCGGGAGAACATCCGACAAATAGCTCCTGATTTAGCTGACTCTGTACTAGAGCTACGTTTGTTACTAGACGCCTTTAGTTTAGTAATGAAAAAGACCTTCGGCCTTGAAGGTAAAGTAATGGCCAAAGTAGAAAGCCAAGTGGGTGTTTATCTCACACGCCAGTACAGGGTCTTTGAAGAGGAAGGATTCAGAGATAGGATCATGTCGGATAAGACAACGGAAGCGTTCACTGAAGCCTACGAGTATATGCGTCGGCAGTGGATCAAGACCCAAGCTAAGAAAATCCGTGCGAAGGCAAGAAATGAAGGGGAGTCAATGACTGAAGAAGAGTCGTTGGAAAAATCAAAGCAAGAGCTAGAGCAGGCTTCAGATACAGGTCGGGATCCGATCCATGCTATGATGTCTACCTATCTGAAGGCTATGGAGAAACGGGCGAAGAGCGAAGAGTATCGTCTACCAAAAGGAGTAGGCAGGTCTTTGCTAAATAACCTGAGACGAAGGCAACAAGTACCGCCTCCATTGCAGAAACTAATGGGCGTCTATGGCCCTGAAGCAGGTATAAATAATCTGGCACGCTCACTTACTGTTGTCACAGAGATGACAGCTAGACAGGCGTACTTCAATAACATAGCCGAACTAGGGGCTCCGAAAAGTGCCACCGATGAAGACGCATTCGTATTCACCCATGCCCAGCTAACTAACCGTCCCGAACTAGACCCAGAGTCTTACGTCAATATGCGGACAGGAGAGGCATACGTTTATGGGGATAAAGTGCAAGCGACCACAGAGCTGGAGTCAACATACGACGAAACATATAACTACTATATCCGTGAGGATATGTTTGATGATCTGAAACGTATGTACTCGCCAGATGTTGCAGAGTCTAACTTGTCTACATCTAAACAGAAACTCGCGTCGTTCGGTGAAGGCCTTAGGCTCTTAACGGGGGCCGCTCTTACCGCTAAAACTTTAGGCTCTGTAACGTTTTACCTGAGAAACGTTCTCGGTAACTTGTTCTTCTTCGCACCAGCCCAAGGTTTTGGCCCTGTGTCTATGGCTAAAATAGCTACAAGGTCCACAGATATTGGTCGCTCACTAAAAGACCCCAAGGCTTTCGACGAATATTATGCAGAGCTGACGGGATTGAATGTTATCGGGCAGGATCTTTATTCTTCTTTGATTAGAGACCTGCTCAAGAAGCCTAAGAATGTGTCTTCTGTTCTCAAAGAAATTGAATCTTTAAATAAGATCGTTGAGAAATCGAAGGGACTTTCAGACAAAGTAGTAAAGCCTGTCATGGAAAGACTTCAGGCTCTTTCACAATCGGTTGATGCCTTCTACAAGATCGGGTACTACGAGCTGGAGAAAGAGAACCTGTTGAAAGCAAAGCAGTGGGACATAGATAACAACACAGATTCTATTGATGCGAACGCGCCAGCAGGATACCGGAGCCTCTCCGATTACGACCTTAAGTATCTTGCGGCCCAAAAGGTTCGTCGTACATCACAGTCGTATGCAGACGCTTACCACCTAGTTGAGAAGATAGGTAGGAGCGAGTACGCTTCTGTCGTTACCCCGTTCTTGCGGTTCAAAACCGAAGTCTTCCGCATACTAGAAAACACTTTCAAGCTGGCTAAACAAGAGCTAAAAAGCACCAACCCTGTCGTAAGGAGTAGAGGCGTAAGGCGCATAAGTGGAGTGTCCACTGTTATCCTTGGAGTGAGTGCTGGTCTCCCAACATTACTCGCTCACTTGGTGGGAATTGGCGAAGAAGAAGATGAACTTCTACGAGGGTCGTCGCCAGAGTATAAGAGGTATAATACTTTCTGGTATAATCCTCAGTCCCTATTAGGTCTAAAGAGTAATGAGCTTAGCTCATGGGACATGACTTTTGTTAATCCTTTTGCTATCAGCGTTGATCCTCTACTCCGTTTCTCGGAGCATGCGTATAGAGGTAATGTTGAAAGAGGGTTTGAAGAAGCATTCGGAAGCGTGGCCCAGACATTCATGGATGAGAATATATTCCTTAGTTCTGTAGTGGATGTGTCTAGGAATGTGAGGTCTGACACAGGAGGCCCGATAGCGGAAAAAGGAGAGGGGGCTGTGGGCTTTGCTAAGAAGTTAGGCTACGTCCTTTCAGAGGCTTACGCCCCTAGGACACCTACTAAATTAGCACAAGCCGCTTATCAGGCTCTGTATGCAGGAGCATCTCCTGACCCTGCTAAATCAGCAAAGGCCCTTCTGATAGGGGAGATAGTCCCCGTTAAGCCATACAAGTATGATCCTGAGACCCACTTTCTCCGATACCTACAGAGAGCGCGGGACGAACGCAACCGTGCTTCTTCACTACGCAACATACTCAAATCAAAAGGGCAGTTGTCCGAAGGACAGATTCGCAGGTCTATCCGCAAATGGATGAAGGTGAGGCGCGAAGTAGACCAGCGTATCTACACTACCTACTTGGGAGCACAAGGGCTGGGGCTAACACCACGGCAAGCTAGAAGAGTGATGAGTGAGAAGTCTCTAGGCATGGGCAAGCGCAGACAGAATTACATTGTGAATGGGCGGAGGGAAAGAGATGTGTTCCCAACACCATTTATAGAACAAGTAATAGGCTTAACCCCTGATGGCGCGGTAGGTAGGCAAAGACTTAGGATCGCCCTTGATGAGATCCGCTTGTCTGGCCCAAGGATTCAAGCACTCGAAACGATAGATTAGTCATCATATCGAAAAGAGCAGGTTCCTCAAATACCTTATCCTCAAACTTACGTGCGGCTCTGGAAGCCTGTTCCGGCTTTAAACCGAAACAGGCTCCAGCTTCCCGCCATGTCATATCTAATTCGCGTTTAGCGATTAGCAGACCTAGCTTGCACCATTTGGTTCGGGTACCATAGTCACATATCCAGTCCCAGTCTTTGCGGCTATACCGCATCAAGACTTGGCGTAGTGCCTTAGTTTTGTTTGCAACGTCCATGTGGATCAGAGCTGTGGCCTTCGTCCATCTGATTGCTGGCATTATATGTAGACCGGAGCAGATGTATTATAGCCAACATAAGAGGCTCACCATCTGTTATGTCCATCCTTTCTCGTATAACACCATCAACAATCGGATGGGCGCGGTACTCGACCAGTTCATCTGAAACAAACATACCATCAACAAACATGGGTAACCCCATTGGTTCTATTACCTGTACGTAATGTCTCATCTAATCAATGATGGACAGTATGGTATCTTTTGTTTCCTGAACCACTGACTCATGCTCAAGGAACCTTTTATCTACTGAGGATATAATAGCATCGACGAATCTGTTGAGTGCTACGGATATGTGCGGTCGCACACACCGGAAACTCCCAGTTGGCGTAAACACTATGATTGACCAGCCTGAGGCGTTGTCTTCTCGTCGGCTTTTTATTTCAACCAAGGCATCTCCTATTTGGATTTCGGCAGTTGTCTTCACTTTATACTAGTAGGGTTTCAGGCTCTTTTGATTCTTCAGAATAAACCTCGTCGTGAGGTGAAGTCAGTATGACTTCCCTGATCGTGTCGTTCAAGACTGCGAGCTGACCAATGTTTTCGGTGCATACCTGCACACCATACGGGGCAGATATTGGCAGACCAATCTTGTCGAACAGCTCTGCCAACGAGTCAAACCCTTCAAGGAGACTTTCCTCTGACTTCGTGTGGATAGCCATAGCGCTGTACCACTCGTCATCGAAGAGGTAGGTTATTTTCTTATCAAGTCTGTCGAGTAGTCGATAGAGTTGATATGGTATCTTGGCTACGGATATCCCGAAACTAGCGTTACTTATTTTGTGTTCGGCGTTGTGTATCAGCTCGGCTAGTTTACTCACCTGCTCTTTCAAAGGGTCGAACAAGGATTTAGCTGCCTCGAAGTCTGAAGCAGATACTTTCTCGCGGATATCCGTGAGCTTACTATCTAGGTTAGTCAGGTTATCGAATGACACTGCTGTAAGACTAGAAGCGATTTTGTTGTTACAGTCTGTCAAACGTTTCGCTGCATCAGTAATGGCATAAGCCCAAGCCCAGTCCCACCATTCGCGAACAGGCATGAGGAGGTCAAGGTCTTCTTTGGTCGGGACACTCCCGCTCAAAGTCCTAGCCCGCTCATATATGTTAGGCTCCATACAAGTCAGGAGAGTATCTCGGATCATACCGTACCGGTTTCTGAGCTTACGAGTATGAGGTTTTAGGATAGGCGGTTGCCCACCCCTAACTTGAACATGGACCCGATCACCGGCAATTGACTTGCACCATTTCTGACGGTAGTTGGAATTCCAATAGGCTTGTCTGACCGTTCGGTGCTCGTCGAATGCAATGTGCGTGAGAAGCACATCGTCTTCTATAACCGCCCCCATTATCCAATATGGCTCAAGGGCATGGTAACGAGCATCACCTTCTTCTAGCATAACAGAAACTGGGAAATCGTTGGGGTCTTCTACACCATCAACGAATGTACCTGATTCCTGTCTCACGAATATTACACCATCAATACTGCGAAACGCACAACATGCGTATCTGCCGTATGGATCGTCCGCCAACTTCTCAAAGAATGTTTGTATCTTCATTTCGTTTTACTTTTTATTTTATACTGCTTGGTCAATTAGTTCATTCATGTTGACTACCTGACCAAAAGGGAAGCCATCATCTTCCAGACCGTATGTCACCCACAAGGTCGGGATACTTGGTTCTTCTTCAGGGAACACGCCGTATCCATCAGTGAAGTAGATAACGACTCGCGCTTCCTCAAGATTGTTTTCGATGAAGTCAAACGCAGGTCGGAAGTCTGTCCCTCCTCTGCCTTTAGCTTCTGCGGGGATCTCATCGTGAGGCCCGAACTCTTCAACGTGTTGCACCTCGGCGTCTACATCCATCACGATAAGGCGTCGTGGTCGGAGCTTGGTGGAAGCTCCCTGCACAATGCTGACAACAGACTCTAGGATATCTTTGTTTATACTACCGCTAGTATCCTTGACGAATACCAACGTGCCATGCTGCTCGTCTTCCATACCTGTGATACAGATATCGTGATAGGCTAAGTAGCGTTTGTCTGCACGGATTGATTCATCTGACAAACAGAACTCTGTGGTGTACTTATCCAGCAGGGCATCCAGATCAAGGGGAGGCTCTAGTAGTTCTCCAAGCTTCTCGATGAACTTACCCCCACCCTTACCACGTAACTTCGCAGTCTGGATAGTGCTGGTCAAGATCTCCTTCCACTTGTCGGATAGCTCCTTCGCCTTGGCAGAACTTTTAGCAGGTTCAAATTCACCAGAGGAGTAGGGCTGACGTTGCGGTTGCCCGTTGCCGGAACCTTTGCCTTCCTTGTCCCCTTCTTGAGGCGAGTCCTGATCACCCTCCCCATCAGTGGGGTTGTCACACTCCCCATCGGGATTGGGGTTAGTCGGCGGTGGGGGTGGCGGTTTCGGGGTATCCTCGAAGAGTTTCCTGATGATAACCTCTGCTGCCAGAGTGCCATACTTCTCGACATCAACATGAGCTTCGGGTGGTAATACAATGGGGAAGGTAGCCTCCTCGTTGTATATGGTTACGAAGTTATTGATCTCGTAGTCCGCACCGACGTTGGTGAGATGGGCGTCAGTCTGAAACTGAGTAGCCAATCTTGTGAGGTGATCCAGTAGAGGATGCAATACCTCATGGACGATTAGTCCAACTGTCTGTTGGATATTCAGCGTGTCCACAAACTGGGCACCATATCTAATATGTTCCCCATTTGTACATGCTGTGAGACTCGGATCATCAACAATAATATCCTCTAGCGCAGCTAGTGCTGGCATGAGAATGTCGTGATGATTCGCGATGATGTTCTTCGCTTTCGCGATCTTGTCTTTTGCTTTCATGTTTATTTTCTTTTCTGTGTATTTCAGTGAAACGTTTTACCGTGTCTCTATGGTCGCGGAGTAACTCATCCGCTTCCTTAGATAGTTTAACGTTCCCGCTCCCAGCCCCGACAATGTGGGTGCTGCCTACATCTCGTAGCCAGAAATAGAATGCGGCTACAAGTGGGTCGGTAGCTGACCACATAATCATGGGGCAGGATGCGTGATTCAGGATACAGTGAATCAGATTAGCTGATCTTTCCTGAGAGTTCGTCGGCATGCTTGACCCGCCACTTTACGAGGGCTTGGGTCTTTAGCAAGTCTTTCTTGATTCGTCCAATGGAGTTGCCAACGAAGGACTCCATCATGTCAAGATTACTAGGATTGTTCATGCTGGGATCTGTCAGGCGATGCGCCAAGACCAGAACCTTGTCGATGTTATCCTTGTTTGACAATGCAATGGATCGACATGCAACAAGCCACTTGATGTCTGGCTCATGCGGGATACTGCAACGATCAGCATCCTCGATCATCTTGTTCACATCACCCACTCTGCTGGTGAGCTTGAGGAACGATGTGTACATTTCTCCATACTTAGGACCGACACAAGACGTAGCATGAGCACGGAACAGAGGATCGGCCACGGCTTCTGATATGTCATCATAACTGTCAGTCAGTTCGTCCAGTCGGGAGAATGACCTGAAGGTAGGTAAGTTAGACTCACCGTCCCACTCCTTGATCTTGAAATCATACGGAGCAGAAGGGTTGGAGTTCAGGAATGCCAAGAGGTATGGCGTCTTACCATGATTCATCAGGTAGTTCTGATAGGAGTCAAAGTCAGGACGTACACGATAGAACGCTACCCTGTCAGCCAATGCCGCCAGCCAACGCTCAACCCCTGTCTTGTGGGCCAGCATGTTGGTTGACCCCATGACGAAGGTATCTTCAGGGAAGAAGAACTTACCCACCCGCTTCTCCAGAAGCATCTGCATGAGAACCTTCTGAGTCTGGGGACTGACCAAACCAATCTCCTCCAGATGGAGGACATTCATTGCGCCATCTTTGAAGTCGAGGTCTTCGTCAGCGTAGAACTTCATACGCTGCTCCTCATGATTGGGGATCCCGAACCCACGAACGTCGTTAAACGTTTTATAGGCTCCACGATAGTCGATGTAATGAGCTTCCTTTCGAGCGGCCCACAACGCGGCTTGCATTGATTTACCCAAGCCGTAGAAGGACTGAAAGACGGGGGCCTTTTTATTCCCTGCCTTGTGGTTGCGGTCCAGTACTGCGGGCATATCGTCTGATGTGATTTCTATGTGATGTGACATATCTTTTGTTTTGTTTTCTATTTTCTTCTCGCGTGATCAACGGATGCGCGGCCCCCGACTGTTTGTTACATAAGAGAATTAGCAATCTCCTTGGCTTGCTGACTGATGTCAGTCGCCACGATCTTGGATGACTTGATACTGTCTGAGTCTATGCCCCGCAACATATGCCGTGCTTGGTCAATAGCTCCTTGCAGCTTCATGTCACCGTCAATCATCATTGATGGTAGGATGTCGCAGAGTTCCACAACTTTCTCCAGATTGGACTTGCGGAATGCCGTGCCTTCATCACCTGCTACGGCGCACCGCTTTGAGAGATGAGTGAGCTTGTCGTAGAACCTGTTACGAAGATCTTGCGAGATCTCTGCACGACGGCGCTCATCTTCCTCTTCCCACATTTCACGTAAGTCATGAGGGAGATCCTCTGCTCCACCTAACGGGCCAAAGGTAATGCTGAGGTTGAAGTTTCGGAGAACTCCATCACGATCATCTTCTGCCGGATACAGGTGAGCATACTTCGCGAAGTCCCCGTTCAGCCTTTTCTCAGAGTTCCTTCTGATCTCAGGCCATTTGTCGAGGAAGGCGTCTACTTTCTCCTGCCATCCCATCCTACGTTTTGTGATGTATTCCTGCATCTTAGGGATCATGAGCGGAGCTACCCGCCGATTACCACCGTCATCCCAAGGGGAAGAGTAATGCTTGATACCCTCCCTTGTTTTAGCCACATGGCTGGTGATCTCCTTGAGGTATTCCTTCTTGATGAGCTTAGTAGTCATCTCGTTCGCATCAATGTCAGTCCCATGCTTCTCAGCATATTCCCGTTCACCTGCTTTGTTCTTCCTTCTCTTATCAAAGGATGAAGCGGAGATGTTAATTGTTGCTCCGATGCTGAGGCCACTAGGCTCTTGCTTTTGTTCCCTCTGCTGCTCTGCCGTCTTGCGGACGGTCTGTCTTTGTGGTGTTGTAGTTTGCACTTTGTCTGTGTGTTTTTGTTTCATGCAGTAAAACGTTTTACTGCTAACTTGTAGTTTTGATTAGGGTCTTTCCTAACCATAACTATATTATACCAAATAAAGTATATATTGTCAATACTTTTCTTTATAGATCGAAAGATATATTAACTATCTTTTTATAGTCATGTTATCGACGAAGGGCATCATTGGCCCCGTCCCACGACGTTTCTGAGGTTTGCTACTGTGAGCGGGGCTCTTGGGTTCAACCCACCAGCTCCCATACTTCTGATATACATTGAAGCCAAGATCATATTGTTCTGATATTTGGTTCATACGTAACTTAGTTGTAGGCGTGAGCCACGATTCCCCGTCGGGGTCTGTGGCGTTTAGCTTCACCTCATGGTCGGTGAACTCCACGATAATGGTATCGTGATATTGTACACCAGTCCGCTTACCGTTCTTGTCTGATAGATCAATGACGGTCGTCGCTACTTTCCCTTTAAAGGGATTTTTTGTTATCTTCATGCTTCAGGATAATCTCATCTTGTCTTTTTAATTCGGCGGTCAGCTTTTCATTAGCCTCCCGTTCTCTACGTAGTTCTTCCCGTAGCTCGATAAGTGGTAGCTGCTGCTTCGCCAAACGTTTTATAGCGGGCATCCACTGCCTGACATCAATGATCTTTCCCATACGACGTTTGATTGTGGTCTTCTTTTTATCCTCAGGTAAAGGATCAAAAGGATTCCATACAGGAGTCAGGTTCACGGGTTCTTTCTTCTTTATCTTCGCGTGCAGGTCAGGATCCCTGAGATGCACTACGTGGTTTCTCTCCCTACGTTTGTTGGGGGACTTGCGCTTAGGACCAAGGTCCAGTTGTTTGCTTTTCATTGTGTGTTGCTTGTTGTGCGTTACTTGATTCTCCACGCCCATATGGACAAGAGAGTAAGGAGTGTGATGGTCAGGATCATTTCATGTTTCAGTTTTGGTTGTTTGTCTTGTCGTGAAAGCGGACATTCTCAGGATCATGCACATACTTCATGGCATCTTCCTTGAGAACACGGGGGATCTTACCCTCTAATATATCGTCGAGCAGAACAGGTCGGTAGCCCACTGCCTCATGCGAGAGCAGGAACCAGCGTTCGTCTTTCTCATCCTGCCATGCTGACTCCTCATCACGGTGGTTGCGAAGATGCAGGTGGCCGTGAATGTTAAGGTCGATGCCATCAGGAAGATCCAAACACGGTCCCCAGCTTAAACGTCTCATGGGGTGGTGACTGAATAAGATATTCTGACCCCCATACTCCAGTGTCATAGTCTCCATTGCAGCAGTAAACCCGTGCTGGATGTAGTAGGAGTAAGGCTGGTTGTCATGGTTACCCAGCAGCAGGATCTTACTCCGCGCTGGGCATCGGTTCATGATTTCAGATGCAGCTATACCATCGCGCCATGCTTCAGTAGAACTCTTAGCAAAGGCGAAGTCTCCCAAGTGAATGAGAATATCGTCAGGCCCCAGTTTACTGAGGGCTTCTGCTGTCCGTTCGTTGTGGTCAGGAGGGCGAACGCCCCGTCTCACGATTCCTTTGTGGAAGAAGTGGGTGTCAGTGACTACCCATATTCTTGATGTTAGTTTCATACTTCAGTTTGTTTGGTGATTACTTGTATTGCATTCTCATAGCGTTGTGGTCTTTGATGATCCTGCGTATGCCAAGCTGGGCCTCGTGATCTCCACTTACGAGGTCTGCGCCACAGTGCATGCATTCTATTTCGGTAGGCAGGAAACAGGAGTAGTCGAAGTATACTCTGTCATTGCAGCATGGGCATACTATGGACATGGTCGCTCCTTCCCAGCATTCACCGTCGCATCCTCGATGGGCAACGAGGTCGAGGCTTTTGTGATACGCGGTATCCATTTCTGGATATGTTTTCACAAGGTCTGTGAATCCCATAAGGTATTCATAGGCCTCAGTGAATCCCGTGCATATTTCACAAGCAAACGTTTTACACGCTTGTTCTTCTGTCATGGGTATTGCGACCTTTCGATATGTTTGCGGTTCGCTCATGTTACTTGTCAAACGTTTGAGTGTTAAACGAGTTCTTTGTGTTTACCCCATACTCATCGTAAGTATCTGGGTCATCGTCAAAGTATGCTTCAGTGTATCGGAAACCGTTACGGTGGGTCTGGCTTGGCCGGACCTGATCGGAGCGGACTGTCACCCACCCCGTCGTATAAGTCCCCCAAGGGTGCTCTTTTGCTTCAAAGAGAGAGGCTTCTCTCTGGGTAGCAAACAGTATCAAACCTTGTGGTTCTTCTCCCGTTTGGATTTCTAATAGTTTCTTCATGACTTCTTCCTCTCGAATGCTTGGTCAAGGGCTGCACGGAACGGGGCCAAGGGTGCGGGTTGCACCCTTGGCTTAGGCTTACTGATGAGATCAACAGCATCAGCCTTGCGTTCCTCGATAGACAGATTGGACTGATCGTCCTTGTCCCACTTCTTGTTGATTAGTTCTTCAAGGCTCATGGTTCAGGAATCAGGGTTCGATATGCGTTTGGCTAAACGGGCACGCTCTTTCTTTGCGCCTTTGTTCTTGCCGTTAATCTTATCCAGTCTCTTGAGCTGGGCCGAATCAGTCCGCGCATCACGGTCTGCTTGTCTTTTGTCTGCACGTTCTTGCCGTGCTATTTTACTTTGTTTCATTTGTTTCTTGCGTGCTTGGCATAGAGCCAAGGGTTAGCATCAACATGGTGCCGCATCACAGGGCGCGGCTTGTCATCCTTGGAAATCTTCTGGCGCTCTGCTGCCATGCGCTTGTCGATAGTGGACAAGCTCTGGGCTTTGCGGATTGAGTCTTTGCCAGCTTGCTCGTTTGTAGGGGGCGGGGTTCGCGTTCCCTCTGGCTCGACGGGCTGATCAGGGACGGGGCGTATCCCCATGAGCTTGCCGTCTTCAACCTCATAAACATCAGGGTGCTGTTCACAGTATTGCATGAAACGTTTAAACCCTCCACGCTTTGCCAGTATCTTGTCACCCTCTTGCTTGATGTCCCGCCGTCTGCGACACAAGGCGTGCCACATCTCCAAGGCATGGCGGTATACAGCAGCGGGGTCGGGGATTTCTATCTTCTCAACAGGAGCATTGGGGTAAACCTCGTTGGGGGTGAGCCGGATAGAATTGATGTCCTCGCTATACTTTTCGTAATACCGCCTAGCGGCTGCCTTGCTCCTCAGGAGCAGGTTGGCATATCGTTGCCACTTTTGCTGTGGGGTGAGACCCCCGCGCCTTGGCCCTTGTGACGGGGGCTTGGGGGTGTAGGGTAGGAGTTCAACATAATCACCGTCCCGCTTGGAAGGGGAAGGGAGCTTGTTATGTTTTGCGTGAAACGTTTTACCGGAATCCAACAGTCGTTGGATCGGCTCGTTCGCCAACGCTTTTGCTTTTGTTTCAGGGTGTTCTCTCACTGTATAAGAAGTATAACATAAATATAGTGTTTTGTCAATACTTTTCTTTTAGGTAACTAATTTATTTTCAGTGAGTTATAGGCGTGGACGAGGGCTATTTTGGACGAGTGTTACCATCAGGGTTGATATTCGTAGTTGGGATATAATGCGCGGACGAGGGTTAGTGTGGACGAGGGTTATTCTCGTGAAACGTTTTATAGGATCTGTGGATCCTGAATCAGGGATCGGGAATCATGGATCAGGGATTGTGGTAAAACGTTTTATGAGATCTGACACGCGGACTGGCACGCGGACTGGCACGCGGGTTAAAACGAAAAAGCCCGCGCCCCCATATGCGGGAACGCGGGCACAAAAATCCCCCCTTACCCATTTTCAGGGTAAGGGGGGAAGGGTTAGGGGTTAGGCCTTGGCGGTCTTCTCAGAAGCTTTTTTATCGGCTTTCCGGTTATCAGAAATAGACTTCAAGAGCGACCACAGTTCCGCAATGTCCATGCTGCTCAGCTGATCTTGGAAATTGACGATCAGAGCGCGGATTTCCGCAACGGGGGGAGCCTTATCTGAGGCCTTCTTCCCTTTCGGCTTAATCCCTGACTTGATGTCGGTGATGAACTTCAGAGCGTCCTTCTCCTTCAGATCCTTTGGACCTTCAACAGAAGAGTTCTCCTTTGCCAGTGAGATGGCCATTGCCATCTCACGGGAAGTCCCCACCTTGCTAAAGTCAGGGGCCTTGGGATTGCCTTTCGTCCGCTCCATGGCGATCCCCGCAAAGGGAACCTTAGGATTAGAAGCGGCAATCAGACCCGTGAGCACGGCGCCAGAAGCGTCTCTCAGATAATGAGCACAAAGCAGATAGTCACACTCTCCGCGCTGGCGGACCTTGTAACGTTCAAATGCTAGTTCGTCCACTATCTTACCGCCCCGTGAGGCAATGGACTTGATAGCCTTCTTTTCAGCTTCAGTGAACTGCGAGGTCTCCTCAACAATAGAGGAGCTATCCTTTTTCTTCAGTATGGTTTCAGCCATACATGGAAAGGGAGCAACCGGCACGTTTTCCCATGAAACGTTGCATCAGAATCCCGCACCCTGAATCGTGATCCATGAATCATGACCCACGCCACGGGGGTGGGGGGCATTTTTTTCCCACACGCTGTATGTGTGTGGTGTGTTCTGTGAAAAAATTTGACAAATGCTCAATTTCGGGATTCGCTGCGTAATGCCCGACCCTAAAAAACAAGAGTATTACCGTAAAAACCGTGAAAAACGGTTGGAGTATCAGAGGCGATATTACATCGAAAACAAAGATGTGTTCGAACGCAAAGAGGAATTACTCAAAGCTTTAGACCCAGATAAGTGGAAAAAAGAGCGTAAAAAGAGGAAGGATTACAACAAAGAATATTACCGTAAAAACCGTGACCACATACGCGCTAAACAAAAAGAGCGGTATCAGAAAAAGAAACGGATCTCGCAAATACGGGAACGGGGGCAGCAAAGATAAACGCATTTGCAAATCCCAACTCAAAAAGTCCTCCCCATTTATATATGGTACTAATGATCTTATCAATAGTACCAAGGGTATATAGGAAGGAGTTTTTAAGTTCATTCTGTGGCCATCATCGGTACCAAGAAAATAGTTGACTCTTTTGCTATATGGGTTTATCAACTCTTTGCATGAGCGACACGCAGACCTTGACCCCTATACAAGGCGCTTCAGATTACTCCCTGTCTGAAAATGGTTACGTCTACAACACGAAGACCAAGAAGAGAATGGCCCGCCGCTGGATCGACTCCGGTTGGCAGACGCAGGTCAAAGCCGACGACGGCTCTACACGCCGTATCCGGCACACCGATCCTGAAGCCCGCACCCGAACCCTGCCTCTTGATTCCTACGCCCCGATTCCTGATTATCCCGACTACGCCGTGACCCCCTATGGAGCGGTTTGGAAGATTAAGAATCTTGTAGGCGGAGGAGGACGCCATCCTTTTATTGTTACGGAGTCTTACAGGGGTAACCAACCCTATGTCCGCTTACGAAATATGGAGGGCAAAAAACACAACATCCCCGTGTCCCGCATCATGAACACCTGCTACCCCAACTCTTGACAGGGAAAAGGATACAGGTATCATAAATTTTCTAATGTCGGACATGTATGGACTGGAGAATCTAGACCTTGAGGGGCTAGACGAAAAGGGAAAACCTGCTGAGACCCGTCTCAAGGATGTTAAGTCGGCTATCAATATATTTAACTCTTTGCATAGAGCCGATGAGGGGTCGGCGGTGAACCGCGCTAGAGTAGATGCGATGTTTGATGGGGCTGCCCCATACAACGCTTCTAAGCTCGCAGTCAGCGGGCAGTCTTTAAAGACCAACCTCAACTTCGGAGAAGCCCAGCGGATTTTGGATGTTGCGTTATCCGCGTATGTAGATTTGTACAGTTCGTTGGAGCGGTTCGTGGATGTGAAGGCTACTGTTGGTGAACGCAGCTCAACAGGCCCGAAAGAAGAGATCGTTGCGGAAGAGCTGACGCATATGTTCAGGAACTGGCCTGAGTTCCATTCCTCTTACCTGCGCCTTTGTACAACGTTCATTAAGCACGGTGTAGGGATCGCGTATTTTGATTCGGCCGACGACTGGCGTTTTAAAGTTGGCAGTTTTGCCGACATGCTGATCCCCCGACAGACACCTGCTACTGAAGAGAATATTGATGTGGCAGTGGGTAGGAGGCAATACCACCTACATGAGCTTTACTCTTTTATCAGAAACGAAAAGGCGGCGGAAGCCGTTGGTTGGGATGTGGCTGAAGTGAAGCGGGTGATGGTCAAGAATCTGAAGCATTCTGGCCGCGCTAATAGTGGCAACATGCTTAATGAGTTTGAGGCCCTGCAAGCAGAGATAAAGAATAACGACATCCACACCGGTATCCAGAACCCGACTGTCGATGTCCTGCACTTCTGGGTGCGGGAACTTGACGGAAGTGTGAGCCATTACATTTGCTCGGAGCAGTCGCCGAAGGACTTCATGTATAAGAAGCCCAGCCGATACGCTAGTCCTGAGCAGGCTTACATCATGTTTACTTACGGCGTTGGTAGTAATGGTACTTACCATTCTATTCGTGGTTTGGGCCAGCGTATATTCAACCATGTCCAGACCAGCAACCGGTTGCGTTGCCAGCAGATTGATGGCGCAATGCTATCTTCGGCTGTGATGATCCAGCCAGAGAACCAGCGGTCACTGGACGAGTTGCAGTTTACTTTTTATGGGGCGTACGCCGTGATGTCCCCGAACGTGAAGATCGTAGAGAAAGCTATTCCTAATTTGGGAACTGCTGTTCAACCAGCCCTGCAAGACCTGACTCAACAACTACAGTTGAATACTGATACAATCAGTCCATATGGTCCTCAGCAGGGTTCACCTTACAGGAACCAGATGCAGGTGGTATCGGACATGGATGTCGCTACCCGCATTAGTGGTTCAACCCTTAACTTGTTCTACGCTAGTTGGAATCGCCTGATGCGCGAAATGGTTAGGCGAGTCGTCCAGTCTAAGAAACAAGACAAAGCGGTTAAGGACTTTTATTCTAGATGTGAGAAACGAGGTGTAGATGCAGAATTCATCAAAAAACTCGATGTCGAAAGAACCAAAGCGGTTCGCTCCATTGGCAGCGGATCGCTCGCCAACCGACTTGTATCTCTTCGAGAGTTGCAGGGCATTAGTGGTCAATTCGATGATGTTGGTCGTCGCAATCTCACTAGGGATATTGTTAGCACTCGCGTGGGTCACGACTTGGCCGACCGCTATGTTTCGGCGGAAGTGGAGAGCCGTCCAACAGTGGATACGAAGATAGCAGTTCTTGAGAATAGCCAATTGCAGCAAGGTCAGCCTGTCCCAGTTGTGTCTAGTGAGTTGCATGGGCAACATTTGCAGGTACATGTCCCGCTCTTGCAACAGATCATTGAAGGCATAAACGCTGGGCAGGTTGACCCGCAGCAAGCTCTTCCTGTGCTGCAAGCATTGTATCAGCATATTAGCGAGACAGTCCAGTTCGCCGCAGGTGACCCAGCTTTGGAAGGGCTGGTGTCTCAGACAAATCAAGTCTTACAATTCGCTGAAGAAGCCATCAATAACACCATGAAGGCTTTAGAAAAAATCCAACGGGACCAAGCGCAAGCCGCTGAAGAGTCTGGAGGACAACCAACCGGTCCTTCTGAAGTTGACATGAAGATGCAAAAGGCTCAGGTTGAAATGCAGATCGCCCAACAAAAAGCGGAACTCGATATGGCGATTAAGCAACGTAAGTTTGAGCAAGAGCAGGCTATGCGCGATGCAAAAGCTGCTCTTGAGTTCCGAGAAGAACAAGTATAATGCCCCAGAAAAAGAAACCCACCGTTCCAATTAAATTGGAGTGGTGGTTTAATGATATAAAAGCTGTATCGAAGCTGCAAGAGATCGTGGGAGAACCCGCACTCCAGCAAGCTATTGCCATTCTTAAAGAGGCCGCTGGCCCTACTGTTTCCTCTATTGGGACCGACCCACAGGAAAATAGTCATAAATTAAGTTGGTATGCGGGCTATAGAGATGCTTTCAATGATTTGGAAAAACTAACCAAACAACCAAACTCAGGCCCACAACCAACAATTGACGAATGGACTCACATACAGAATCCGTAGTAGAGGACGCACCTAGCGTAGAAGCACTCCCTGATGTAGGGGGCGAAGATCTTTCTTTTGAAGATTCATTAGAAGCAGCCCTCGCGGGGCTTGGGAATACAGCAGAAGAACCAGTCGCTGAAGAACCTACTGAAGAACCAGTCGCTGAAGAACCTACTGAAGAACCAGTTGTTGAGGAACTTACTGAAGAACCAGTTGCCGAAGAACCTACTGAAGAACCAGTTGCTGAAGAAAATACCAGCGAAGAGCCTATCGAGGCCCTTACTGAGGATATTGGCGACGACTGGACCCCGAAAGCTGCATCTCGATTCAAGGAGCTTAAAACAGAACTAAAGACTAATCGCACCGAATTAGAGGCTTTACGTCAACAACAGACAGAATATGAGGCTAAAATCAAAGAATTGACGGGGTTAGCTGAAAATAAGGACGTTGAGCAGCTACAGACCAAGTTAGCTGACTTTGAACAGCAGCAAATGTTTACTAATTTGGAGGCTACTGAGGCCTATAAAGAGGCTATTACCGAGCCTTTATCAGCTTTGATGGAGCAAGCAGACCAAATTGCAGATAAATACGAAGTAGATCCTGACACTTTGGTCGATATATTAGCCCTAGATGACCCAGAACAGCAGGATGAGCAGCTTGATGAACTACTCCCGCAGGCTACAGACAGGGATAAAGCTAAGATTTACCGTATTTTAGAGGATATCGAGCCAATAGTTCAACGTAGACAGCACCTTTTTGACAATGCAGAGGAGGCTTTGGGCGAGGCTAAAGCTCTGGAAGAGAAAGAAGAAGCCCAAAAAGCGGCTGAAAAAGCAACTTTAAGGGCTAATGTTACCCGAAATGTGGTGGAAAGGGTGCGGCAAAAGCTGCCTTTCTTGGCTGGGTTAGACAATTTAGACATGGAGGCCATCCAAACTAAAGCCGCAGAGAGCGACCCTTCTGTAATACACCCCGTTGATTACGCTTATAATGCTGTATCTGCCCAGCTTTTGCCAAATGTAGTCAAAGCTTACGTCTCTATGCGTAAAGAAAATGAGCTTTTGACAGACAGACTTGCAGATTATGAGTCTGCTGAACCAGCAATGTCGGGGCAGACCAAAAGCACAGCTTCGCCGTCCGGTGTCACCGGAGAGATGAGCTTTGAAGAAAGCATTGCAGCCGCTCTAGGCGGTTAGCCATACGTCACCCAATAGGGCAATTACATCAAGCCCGCCTATCTGGTATGATGGTAGGGCGTGAAAAAGGCGGCTACATTTACGGAAACCATTGTGGTTGTCGCAATTACGATGATTCTGACCGGCCTTGTGATTGAAGCCGCGTTCCGAGTTTACGAGAGTTTCACCAATGTGAAGAAAGAACAACACATCTACGACCCCCAGAATTCGCACCCTTCAGGCAACACGATTTATACTAGAGGTTCCCCCAACCCACCCCCGTGAAAACCTTGAGTCACGGTAAATCGACACGTTTTCAGAACATGTCGATGATTTAGACATAAACCCCGCCCTGACAGCTACTTCAGGACGGGCTTTATTTTAGTATGTGCCCTTGGGCTTCGGCTTACCGCTGCCCTTTGGCTTAGGCTTTTTTGGCTTCATCCGGTTACTTTTCAGTTGAAGGCTCTTCTTCTGTAGGAATCAAGTCTAGCCCAATACAGAACTTGGGGGGCATAGGCCGGAGTTCGAGGTCCAGCTTTGCTGACGTTGATGGGGATGTAAAAGGGAGGGGCACTTGCCCACCCAGATCTGCTGTAGAGCAGGAGGCCAGACAAAATGGGACAATTGCTACAATCCCTAGTAGTTTAGTTTTCATGGTAATTCGTTTTAAGTTTCGCGAGCAGGGATGTCCAGAAAATAGTGTATTGACACAGATATGGTTTTCCACAATAATACCTCACATATAGCGTGCGACGGTTGCTCTAGCCATAAAATAGTTCTAGTTGCACACAACTGGGCTCTGACCCTTATAGAAGAACGCTGGTTGCTCTAGCCATTAACTAGTTCTAAGAAGCGGGATTCACCTACAACTCTTCTTGGCCTTTCCCTCAGTAGGGATCTAGGTCTATTTCTACTTAATTTCTTACTATATAATACAATGGCATTCGGACCTCCCGGAACTCTTATCAATGTCGGCGCTGATGGCGCAGTTGACAATATTAACACCATTCTGACTCAGGAAGCTGGTCGGATTGGGCAGGACATCCACAAAGCGACTCTTCACACCAGTCCTTGGATGGACCTTATTAAGCAAGCGACCTTCCCAGAAGGGATGGGCTACACCCTGAACACGCTCATTTATGATCGTGCGCTGCCTATCACTCCTCTTGACAAAGATCTTGGAGATGGGTCTGGTCAGTCTGTCGGAACCGACTGGTCCGCACTGGGCGTTACTCAAGCTTCTGCCTCACGGGGATTCACTGGTGGTCAAACTGAGACTACTGCGAGCCTTCCAACGGAAGATGCAAACGTCAACATCATTGACTTCTCAAAGCAGCTCAAGTCCTACAGCCTCAGCCGTGCTGTGATCGAGTCTCCTCGGATTAACGTCGAGGAACTTCGCTACGCCGCACACCGCGCCGAGCAGCTTCGGGCTATCATGGATCTCCTTAAGGAGTCTACTCGTCAGTCTTGGGAAGACCGCTATCGTCAGCAGTATGACCAGATTTGCGACAATGTTGTGTATGCTAAAGCCGCCGCCTCCCGTTTCACTACTGGTGCAGAAGGTAAGGCAACACACGGTCCATCCGGTGATCTGCTTGATATTGATGACACTGCTCTTACCACTGGTGGAGATGGCACTGACAACGATGCTATCGACACCGACGCTAACATTTCTAACGCTCTTCTGGATAAGATCTACTTCCAGCTCGTGCGTAAGGGTGCAGGCAACAATGCCTTTGGCCGTGAGAATGGTCGCCCAGTGTTCACCCTCGTGTGTTCCTCTGAGGCCTCCTATCAGCTTATGACTGAAGCAGGGTTCCGCGATGATGTGCGTTACAACAACGCTAAGGTCTCTGACCTCATCGCTCCACTCGGTGTCGAAAAGTCCTTCAGAGGGTTCTACCACCTGATTGACGACATGGCTCCTCGTTTCAACCTCACACTTTCTAGTGAAAAGCTGGTTAATGTGCCTGTTTATGACGTTGATGTGACCAACAACAAGGTCCAGATCAACGCCGCTTATGACAGCGCAGATGTTGAGGTTGCTTACATCCTGCACCAAGACGTAATGGAGTCTCTGATTCCGGCACCTATTGGTAATGTGAACGGCCTCGCCTTTGATCCTGTATCATACAAGGGCGACTTCAAATGGACGAATATCCCTGACGTTCAGCGTAATCCAGATGGCACGATTGGTTTCTTCCGCGGCATTATGGCCAGCGCATCGAAGCCAATTAAGACTGACTTCGGTTACGTCATCTTGTTCAAGCGCACCAGCAGCACCCCTGCTGCGTAAGGTATCATAACTTGTGCGGGGTGGCGGTTAATCACTGCCACCCCGCGCTAAACCACTTTATATCATGCCAACTCTTGATGATGCCCCCACGATTGAAACACTCACTTCAATTAACCTTGTAGGGAGTGGCGACAGCACAGATGTCACTACCCAGATTCATGAAAATGACCTTATTCAAGTTTTTGATGTGTCTGAGCAAAAGGCTAAAGTAGTCACACTTAAAGTGCTGGCCGCAGCACTAAACGTCGCGCTGTAACCCGCCCCTCACCCCTAACCATAAATCCCGAACCCCTGAGTAACCCTTCGGGGTTCGGGATTTCTTTTACCTACTAAAACGATGGCTAAGACAAAAGATATGGATGATGAACAGATGTTCATGGAGGCGGTAGAGTCCGCTATGGCTTCTAAGTCCCCTGAAGAGGCTGAACCAGAGCAAGCTGAGGAGCCCGAACCAGAGCAAGCTGAGGAACCCGAACCAGAACAAGCCCCTGAAGAAGGTGTCGATGAGGACACGGAGAAAGAGGATCAAATGGTTGAAATGGCTAAAGAGTTATTCATGGCTATTTTTGGTTCTGAATTTGACCCTGAGACTGAGGATCACGCAATGCTCATGGAGCAAATAGTTGAAAAAATGGGTGACCCAGAGTATGCGGACTTAAACCCCAACCAATTTGCCCTGAAGATGTTTAGGGAGATGGAGTGATGTACGACAAAAGTGAGCAGGGTAAAATGGTCCCTGTCGATTCTCCAGAGAATAAAGGGCACCATTCTACGGATAAGGGTTCTGGTGAAGGCCATAAAATGGTTATGCACCAGCTTACTAACCTTCATAAAAATGCAGGAGAACTTCTCCAACACCTGTCTGAGTGTACTTCCCACCATATGCAGGAAGAATGGGTTAAAAAGAAGATCATCCTCGCTACTGATTATCTCGATTCTGTACGAGATTACGTAATGAGTAGCCACGGGGGTGAGATGAAAGCCGATAAGGGGGATGGGTTTTTGATGGTTGTCGAGAAGATGATGACCAAGCCCAAGCCTTGAACCTCACCCCCAAATCCTGTAAAGTAAGTTTATGGCCACCAATATCACAGGCTCGGTTTCTTTGGTCTATGGGACACATAACCATAGCGAGACTTTTAATACGACCGCCTCTACTCTTACCAATGCTAATGAGGCCCATGACTATTCTGCTGGTGGTGGTCGGGCGGTAGTCGGGGGCGCGTTACTTGATCCCGGCACTATAGATGGGGCCGAAGGTTTGTTGCTCATAAAGAATGACAATAACTTTGGAGCCTTAGGAGTTAGCTTTGATGGGACTAATTACGATATTAGTATTCCAGCTAAAGTAGCTAACCTTATCTCAGTTGGTCCCACTGGCCCCGCTAAAGTAAAAGCTGACGTTGCAGGTAATGTTACCAACGCAGATGTAGTTTCAGTTACAACTGCTGGGGGAATAGTATTTGGAGGCTCTCCTACAGTGCATGTAGGCACTGCTATAATGACAGCTTCATCAGGCGGAGACTTTGCTAACGACCTACTTGTTGAAATTGATTCACCTACTACAGGCACTGTTTTTGAGTTAGATGGGGTAACTAAAAAAGATTTAAAGACAGGTGAAGGAACAGCGAACGGCTACGACGCTTCGACGACAGTTAATTTAGTCTATATCACTAAATTTAGATACACCCTCACTGAAGCATAATTTAACAACCAACAATCATGGCAACCAACAACATCGAAAAACAATCCTTCGGGCAGGCCGGAGCGACTTTTGAATCTGGGACTACTGCTGTAACAGGTGATTTCTGTTCTATCTTCTTTTTAGAAGACACAGTGTTTACCTCACTGACATGGCCAGAACTAGACGGCGACACCGTAGCGTCGGGTTCTGTAGTCTTCCCCGAAGGTTCTTCTATCTTCGGCCAGATCACCGCTTTCCAACTGACTAGCGGCAAAGTGCTTGCTTACAAAGCTGCGTAATGCATTTAGGATTGGGAAATAGCCAGAAAGCAAAACGCTTTCGGAAATTCGTAACTCGTTCTTCCACCAAGTTCGACGGGTCGGACGGCTATGTGGACACAGGTGTTCAGCCCGATTTCATCCACACCAATGCGACCATGGCTTATTGGGTCAAGATGGGTGACTTGTCGGGAGCGCAGCTTTCCGGAACACACAACGGTAAAAGATTCTACCTCGGTTTTTATAACGCGACCGCAGGAATGGGGGTGCAAAACACCAACAACCTTGGTTCAGGTGCCGATTTAAGTAGCTTTCTCAAGGTCAATACATGGCACCACATAGCGATGGTTGCTGAAGGGGGCACTGCTACTTTTTACTTGGATGGTGTTGCTCGTGACACGCTGGCGTACACGCAAAACAGTGCTAACAACCCTAGCGCAAATCTGCTTATCGGCGCGGTTACAAATAACGGAAGTACTGCCCAAGATTTTATGAATGCGTCGATTGACGAGTTTGCTGTCTTCTCTTCAGCACTTACAGCTCGCGAAATAGACGCCTTATATAACAACGGGCAGCCGACTAAAATAAGAACTAACCCAAACCTTGCCCACTGGTATCGCATGGGGGAAGGCAAGCTGGACGGTAAGAGCGATGGGGACGAGAACCTGCTGTTTGACCAAGGACCGAATGGTGGACTGAGTAGTGAGAAGGTCACTAATGGTGACCTGAGCACTTGGACAGACACTGACACCATCGCTACTTGGAATCACAAGGACTCAAATAACAACTCCGGCGGCGGCGTTATTAGTCAAGTTGGTAGTGGGGAAGGAAGCGGAGGAACCGGCTTGGGTAGTGCCAACTTCTTCACGGCATCAGCTACTACCATGAGACTGACTTCGGGGGTGGTAAGTGAAGCGGGCAAAAGCTATCAACTTGAAATAGAGGTAAGCCGTTATGTGCAAGGAATCATTCGGGTGCAAGGCGCGGTGGCTCAGGACTTTGGTGCTTCTGACATAGTTAATGGGAAAATTGTAAAACTATTTACAGCATCTAGCGCCACATACATTAGAGTGCAAGGCTCGGACCCGTGTGATTTCACAATAGACAACGTGAGTCTAAAGGAGGTCCAGAACGTGGGCACCCTTGTTAATGCCCCAGAGATTCAAGCGGACGGCGGCACGGAGCTGGTTACTAATGGGACGTTTGATACGGATGTAAGTGGTTGGGCCGCGTATTCAGGGGGAACAGTAACGTGGAGTGCTGGCACAGCTATTACTGGCGCAGTGGGGACAGATGACCGTGGGGGAATGACGCAGACGATAACAACGGTGAATGGCAGAAAATATACGATGTCATTCCAGATAATCTCTCGCACCTCAACGAAGTGGGAAGTTTACAATCAGACCGCAAACGCGACCCTCATAGAGGGCACCGATTTAGGCGCACACAAGATTACTTTCACCGCTGCGGGAAGTAGCACGCAATTCAGTTTCTATGCAAAGCAAGCAGGAACAAGTGATGGAACTGTAGCTTGGGATAACATCTCCGTCAAAGAGGTCACCGAAAGCGTCCCCAAGCAGTGCAAGAATCTGCCCAGCGCAGGGAGCGCGAAGAGCATGGCGTTTGATGGGACGGATGACTTCGTGGATTGCGGAACAGGTATAAGCGCAGCATTCGGAGACGACGTACCTGAGATTACCGTTTCAATGTGGGTCAACGTCCACGAAACTGATAGCAGTAAAAACAGCAATCACGGGTTGTTTAGCATTGGAACAGCAAATTTTGAAGGCCATGGGGAGGTTGATGTGATTCTACAAGCAGGTAGTAATCGACTAGAGTTTCGATTGAACGATGTTGGCTACCGAATTTTTATTGCTTTTGATTATATCAATAAGTGGCAGCACCTTTGCTTTGTGTTTAAAGGCGGAGACGCGGACGAAACTGGCGTATATATTGACGGCGTAAGACAAACCCCTTCAAGCACTTCAGGATCAGTTCCCTCAGTCACCGATTTAGATTTTATTGGACGCAAAGTAATTATTGGGGGTTATTACAGCACCTCGTTTTGTTGCACGGGCAGCATAGATGAAGTAGCTATCTGGGACACGGTGCTCGATGCGGACGCCGTGAAGGCCCTCTACAACGCAGGGGAGCCCACGCCGGTCACCACAAAGACTGGGGCCTACGACATTTACAGGGACAATCTCCAAGCGTATTACAAGATGGGGGACGCATCGGACCCTGCGGCAGACGGGACGAATAACCTGCTCTTTGACCAAACGAATCCGGGGGAGGTCGAGATGATCACTAACGGAGACTTCAGCAATGGGACTACGGATTGGACTACTATTGGCGGCGGAGCTTTGTCGGTAGTCAACGGAAAGCTGAGAGTCACAAGCAGCAGCTCTTACAGATACGCCTATCAACTTATGACGACTAGGGTTGGTGGTGTATATTCGGTTACGGTTGAAGCCACAAAAGGGACGAGTCCTAACTATGATTCTTTTGTCGGCACCGGAACTGGAGCGGGCAACCTTGTGTATCTGGGTGCCGGAGGTGGTTCAGACAGTCAGGGAGACACTACAACGCAGTCTGGAATCTTTACTGCTACCACAACCACATCGTATCTTATGTTGCGTTCCCGAAATGAAAGCAGCGTTGCTGATGCCTTTACAGATTTTGACAACGTAAGCGTCAAAGAATACAACGGACACACCGGCGTTATCAACAACGCCACAATACAGACAGAAGCACCCAAGCAAATCTATGCGCTGCCTGCGGTGGCCAACACCAAGAGCATTAACTTTGACGGAAGCAACGACCACTTGGTGACACAGGTGGACAAAACCTTAGCGACTCGCTATTACAGCTTCTGGGCCAAGAGTAGCACTACATCAAGGACTGCCGTCTGGGACCACGGAGCAAGTGTAGGTGGAGTGTTTTTCTTTAATTGGGGAGACAAACCCATTCTTTATAACGGCACTGGATATTATATTTTCTGGAACGACAACCCCGCACAAGACGACGGTGAATGGCACCACTGGACCGTGTATCAAAAGCACGATGACATAGCTGCAAGCAAACTTTGGTGTGACGGTGTTTTGCAGACTGTTTCCTCGACCTCTACTGGGGACGGTGCTGGAACCGCTTTTACGACAGGCATTAAAATTGGTTCTCAACACTATCCTTTCAACGGAAGCATCGACGAATTCTCCATCCATGAGGACCTAGATGATGAATCGATTCGTAGCCTTTTCAATCGCGGACGCCCTATAGACATTTCTAGCAACCACGGAGCATACGACTTGAGCGACAAGGCGCTGCACTGGTGGCGCATGGGGGACGCGACAAGTCCTGCTGCTGACGGGACCAACGATATAATCTTTCAGGGACTGGAAGCTGAAGGAAGCGAGGAGGTTACTAATGGGGACTTTAGCAACGGCGCAACAGGTTGGACACCTGCTGGTTCCTTACAAGCTTCAGCATCTGATGGTGCTCTTCTGCTTACTCACCCTGACGCTGGCACTTGGTATGGAAACTATCTTCCCTTTACCTCGTCAAACCTTGTAGCGGGGCGCACCTACAAAGTGACCTTTGACGCCCAATACGTTTCTGGAACTCAGACTTTGCGCCTTGCGTATAACTCGACAGTTGTCCGTGACCTGACAAGTGCTGACTATGACTCAACCTTCCGAACATACGAAGCAGTGTTCACTGCAACATTTGCTGGCAGTTTTAGGGTGTTTATCAATGGCGGTACAGGTTCGTTTAAAATAGACAACGTGTCCATCAAGCAGCTCCGCGGGCAATACATAGGCGTCGAAGAAATCACTAACGGAGACTTCTCCTCTTCCAGCAACTGGACTTTAACAGGAACCGCCGAAATCACAGGTGGTGTCGCTAATTGGCCTGACGCTACAAACTCTACTATTTATCAAAATGCAAACATCAACCTTGCTGGAATCCACGCTTACCGGCTTGAATATGATGTTGTAACTACGAACGGAAGTTCAGGCTTGCGCCTTGATGGAGGTAGTTCCGCATTTGCGACTACATCAATTCCCTCTGACACTGTGGGAAGGAAGACGGTGTATGTAGTAAGCAACGGGTCACAGGCATATCTTATGTTTAACAACTCCGCAGCGTTCGTCGGCTCAATCGACAATGTGTCGTTAAAACCTGTCGGCGGCTCAGCAGTGATGACCAACATGACAACTTCAGACATTCAAACAGACACCCCTTATTAACCATGAGTTACGAAAATAGAAAGTGGGTTGTAATGACCCTAGAAGATATCAACGCTGGAGACATCAGCGAAGAGCAGGTAGTCGTCGACGACGAAGGAGAAGAGACTACGGAGCAAGTGGTGGTCGGCAATACGTTTATCGATGCCGCCATTGAATCCTCTAAGGCTACCCTCCGCCTATCGGTAGACGGAACCAAGACCATCTTGAAGTGGGACGGAGAGACACCAGAAGTGTTTGAGGGAATGGACACCTACACCCATGCAGAGATTCTTGCAGAGCTTGCTGGTGCCGATTGGACCTCTCAGGAAAACACCCCGTAACCTGAACCATGGCTAATATTCAATTACAGCGCGGACAGCAACAGCAGATCGACGTTACCCTTAAAGACTCTGGGGGTAGTGTCGTTGACCTTAGTTCTGGCAAATCAGCGAAGCTTGTTATTCGCCGTTCTTTGACGGGCGCTATAATTGACACCTTAACCGGAGTATCGGGGAATACTGGTTTACGAATTCTTCTCAACGCTACCGCCGCAAACATAAACTTAAAGTGGTCTACTGCTGAAGCCACTAAACTCCCCAACGAATCCGTTACTGTTATTGGGGATATAAAAATATCAAATAACAGCACTTTTGCTAGTGGTGAAATAATCCATCACATCCGTTTAACTTTCGACATAACCCCTGAAATAGTTTCATAATGGCCAACGAATCAGTCACAGTTACCCAGACCCTTGATCAGGTAACCGTAGTTTCAGAGGGACCAGTTGGTCTGAACGCGGGGGGCACCATTTCAGGTGCCCTTAATGTTGGTGCCGACGGCAACGGCCACGACGTAAAGTTTTTTGGTGCTAGCTCTGGCAAATACATGCAGTGGGACCAGAGCGCCGATAAGTTGTTCATTAACGGGGAGCTTGAGGTCAACGGCAGCGCCACCACATTCAACTCAACCGTCATCACGATTGATGACCCCGTATTTACGCTTGGCGGTCAAGAAGGCTCTCCTCTAACGGGAAACGATAGCAAAGATCGGGGCATAGAATTCTTTTATAACGATGGTGCCGCGAAGAGAGGCTTCATGGGTTACGACGACAGTGCGGATGCGTTTACATTCCTGACGAGCGCGACGAACTCGAACGAAGTCTTTAGTGGGACGGAAGCAACCATCCATGCGGGCACAGTAAAAACCCCGACTATTGGAACCCAAAGCGGCAACCTGACCCTTGCTCCGGCAGGGACATACATCAACTTTACAGGCAAGCGCCTTTACGGTTCCAATGTGGGTCTGGGCTATCATCTTAACGCAGTATCTGCTCAATACGTTGCACTTGGGGCAGGTATAGACAGCCCTACGGCATCGCTTTCTCGCACGGCTAACGGAACAATCGCGCTGGGTAACGGAACCCAAAACGATGCGAGCGGAACGCTTCATGTAGGTGCGATTGGTGTTGGCACTACTTCACCTGCCGGTGAAGTCGAAATTCAGGGAACCGGCGACCTTCTTTATTTGCGCGAGACCGGACGCGAGGCCGCAACGATCACGGGGCAAGGCAACGGCTCAGGAAGCCAGATGATATTCAAGACCCATTCAGGGTCAGCTTTGTCTGAGGCGATGAGAATTTTGCCTTCGGGTAATGTGGGAATTAATCAAACCTCCCCAACCGCATTCCTCCACATCGGCGGCGGGGTGTCGGACACCTACGCCAAGATTGGTTACTACTGGACCTTCGCAAGTAACACTCTCAGCAGCAGCGGAGCTTTGAAGCTAAACGCCGGATCAGGCGAAAACATACACCTTCAAGAAAACGGCACTGACCGGCTTGTCGTCAAGCATACGACCGGCAACGTCGGGATAGGAGTCGCGGCACCAGCAGCAAAACTAGATGTCACCACATCTCTCAGCAGCGGCGCAACACTGGATCTCTTTAAGAGTGCCCTGACCTCTTACCCGTCAAACAGCGATGTCAAAGGAGCCTATATTGAGCTGACTGATGATAGTAATTCAGGTAACTCGCGTGTCTATGGCATTGATGTTGATATAACACATGCAAAAAACCACGCCTCGAATAGAATTTACGGCGTGCATAGTGTCTTAGATGGCACTGGCTCGAACAATCAATACGCAGGATATTTTGAGTCTGCCGCTGCGAGTGGTTACACAGGCGACCACGGAGAGAGCGCAACCCTGCTGGTGAATGGAAAAGGAACAGCACACATCTTCCGTGTAGAAGATAATGACACTGGTGTTTTCACAATCCTAGACGGCGGCAACGTAGGGATAGGAACTTCGGCAGCTTCAGAGTTGCTCCATGTATCCAGCGCCACTTCTCACAAGCCCGTTGTAGTTGTTGAAAACACGAATGCGGACTCCTCTGGCACGTTCTTGCGAATGCTCAAAAACACCGCAAGCCCTGCGGTCAATGACAGCATCGGATCGTTGCAGTATCAGTCTAACAATGATCAGGGCAGCGGCAGAGTCTATGCTCAGATTGCGGCCCGAATCCATGACCCTGTTGCTGCGACGGTCACAGGAGAGCTAAAGTTCAACACGTTTGTCAATGGGACTGACACGACGGTGATGACTATGCTGGATGGCAACGTCGGCATCGGCACTACGGCACCAGCGAGTGCGTTGGACGTTTCAGGTAGTGGGATTCAGCAATTAATTGTTGCTGATACAGCGTCTATTGCAGCAGGTGTTGGTGGCGGGATTACATTTTATGGGGCCTACCAATTAGGCAGTCCGGGAGCAAGAACCTCGTTCGGACGTATAGAAGCAAAGAAAACAAACGCTACCGCGGGGGATTACGGAGCGGGCTTGGCTCTATCGACAAGAGTTAATGGTGGAGGCGCTCTTACCGAAAGATTAACAATTCTTGAGGGCGGGAACGTCGGCATCGGAACTACGGCTCCCGCAGCAAAGCTCCATGTTGAGGGAACAAACAACGAGTTCGTCCAACTCATCCGAACCGCGAACAATAATGCGGCGACTCTGAACGAGTTCAGCAGCTACTACAGCCTATCTATCCAAAATAGAACCTCTGGTTCGTTCTTGAATTTTAGCGGCGACGGGAATTACAGCTCGCTGCAAGCAACTGACGGTGCCGGTTCCGCAACCGCAAAGATTATTTCCCTTAATCCTTTCGGCGGAAGCGTCGGGATAGGAACTACGGCTCCATCAGCTAATCTTCACGTAAAATCCAACAATGCGGGAAGCTT